TTCAACGTCAATGAAGCGTCCGGAATGTACACAATGAACTCAGTGTCAATCAGATCTTCCCGAACGTTCCTGTCGGAAGCGCTGACTCTGGTGATGAAAGCATCATATGAGGTCGCACCGCCGGAAAATGATCGCTCTCCGTAGGAGTTCACCGTGGAACTGGTTCGGATATCTACCGAATCCGGAGTCATGTTGACTTTCAGATCGGTCATGAACACCGCCGATGGTGAAGCGCCTGTCATCAGGACGCTCCAAATGGACCGAAATCGGCATACCGATCAACGGTTCCGCTCGCTCCGTCCCTGATATCTACGAACTGACCTCTCTTGAAGTAATGATCTACGAGGTCACTGTTTGCGTCATCAATCTCTTTGTCCGAGATCGTGATTCCTCCAGCGTATGGAGTCGGCGTTGAGCCTTCACGCAAAGCGAGTTTCTTGAGTTCTTCTGCCTGCTCTCTGGCTCCTTTGGCTTTCTGAGACATGCTGACACGCAGATCACCGATTGCTTGGTCGGCTAGGCGTGAGAACTTGGAAGCGATTCCGAGTAAACAACGATATGAGGCTTCATACAAGCCATCAGTTGAGGTGGTGCTTCCGGTGACTTGACTATTGACCCAAGTGATCTCTTCGTTTGAGAGCAACTGATCGTTCGTGTCTGTGTCTCCGATCAGGAAACGGATCGCATTCAAAGCACTTGAGTCTGGGTCTCCTGAATAAGTCCACGTCATGGTTCGGACCTACGATGTGGAGTGGATAGAACCGGCGATTGATCCAGAGGTGATGTCCACCCTGATTCCGTTAACTACTGCCAAACCATTTGCGAAGTTGATGTGTTCAATTCCGCCTGATGCTAGTGAGATCTTTGCCAGTATCGTTCCAGAGTTCGCTGTGTTGTCATAAATGATACAACCGGCAGTTGATCCGCCTGTCTCGGTGAATGTGCCTCCGAAGAAAACGCCTCCACCGGATAGAACTGTTTGATCGGAACCGGTCAATGCTGTTGTTGTTGCTGTATTGTTTGGCGGACTTGCCATGAGTTCTCCTGTTCTGTTGTAAACGAATTGAGGACCGGACCGGATAATCCGGAGCCGGTCCTCAATCTAGGTTGATTCAATCAACTGTTATTTCATATTAGGAAGCAACGCAGTTGCTGAGGAAATAACCGAGAGCAGAACTCACGACTTTGTAATCCCATGCGGATTCAATTTCCACACGAGTTGCTCGTCGCTCTGGGAGTTCAAACTGGCTGATTGCTGTGTTGGTCCCTAGTCCCCCACCGACACCATTCCAGACCATGTTGTAGCCTGCGGAAGGCATCATGAGTCCAGCGTTTGGTGCAACGTAGCAGACAAGAGCATCACGGTCTCCGATTTGACTGTAGGAAGCAGTTGCCCCTTCGTCAGCGGAGTTGAATGTACTCATCATAATCAGGACACGATCAAGTCCGAACAGTCTAGCGAGAAGATCCGCTGTGACTGAATCAGATGATGTGTATTTGATCCGATCAGTGATGTCGTCGTTGTCAACAAGATTTGAGAACACTTTGTATGACATGACCATTGTGTTTGCCATGTAGCCGGTGTTGCTCAAGATTGTGTTCTTGGCGGTTTCAACGTCAGCGATTGGAGTTGAAGATGAAGCGCTCCAGAGTGTGGAAGGCGTTGCATCTGTGTCCCAAACTGAAGTCGTGAAACAGTTGGTCGCCCAGTCACGTTCTTGTTTGATTAACATTTGTTGTGATAGGAAACGAGTTGCGTCAGCCATTGGATCCAGCGGAGCGTCTGCGTTTGCCATGGTCAAGTGACCGATGTCTTTATGCAGAGCATAGTTAGTTGCTGAATATGTTGCTGTGCTGAGGCTGTAGCCGGTTCCAGCGGATTCCGTACCATCGGCACGAGGTAACACTTGATCTCTGAAGAAGTCTGCTTGTGAGTAGACAAAATATTTGTCGCTCTGCTTGTTCACACCGATCGTTGGAAACACTCGTGATGACACGAAAGCGTTTTGGTCCTGCATAAACGCAACACTCATTTGAGTGAGGATTGCGTCTACATGGACATCTTGTGAAGTTGGTTGTGGCATATTAGGCTCCTCTGCCGTTCGTTACATTGATGAACGCTGTTTGAAGTGTGCCAGATGCTCCTGCTCCGATTGCTTGACCGCAAACGTGAACAGTTGTCTCAGTACCGAGAGTTATTGGTTGCGCCTGTCCATCTGCTGAAGTTCCGATGACATCGCCAGATGCGAGAGTCGCATCAGCGCTGACTTTGGAAACTCCGAGACAGCGAACGATTGCTTGCTCTCCGGATTCTGGATTGTTTTGCAGAACACCGATTGGTTTATCGGTAACTGCTCCACAAACAGTGACTTGAGTTTCTGACGATAACTTCACGAAGTAATACTGCTTCGCTGATAGATCAGCAGAAGCGGTGAAGAAACCAATGTCAAAACCTTGTAATTCATTCGCCATATTAGATCACCTTTTCTTCTATGTAGCGTTGATATAGGTCTGGTTGCCTTTCAGCAACAACGGTGATTGCTTTTGCGAAATTTTCTACTTCGCCGGACTCAACGAGTTGTTTGGCTGTAGTTTCAATTTGTGCATAAGCATCTCCACCATGTGATTCAGGGGTTGCTGTTCCGAGTTCTTTCAGAATGCCAGCCTCTGATAGTGCCAGAGCAGTTGCATCCAAGATTGATTCAATCTTTTCTGCTGACTCTGGATCAGCGGTTCTCACAGAACGTAAGACAGGAGCGAACTCTGTTGGATTCAACTCAGGAAGGATAGCCCAGCGCTGAGAAGCGTCAAACGCTTTCTCCATCTCACGTTCTTCAACGAGAGCCTCATTTGCCTTCTGAGTGATCTCCAACTCTTTTCGCACATCTGTCAGTTCTTTGACAACTGCTGAAAGATCGGGACTGTCTACTGAAGCGAGGACAGGAGTTGCTTCAACCTCTGGTGAGGTTTCTTCAACTGCTGTTTCTTCTTCGGCGACAACACCCTCATTTTCATTTTCTTGAAGTTCCACTTTGGGTTCTCCTTCAGTTGATGTTGGATATGTCTCCTCGTCATTGAGTGAATCAAGAGCCGTGTCCAGATCACTGGACTTCATCACGATCCAGCCTTCATGAAGATGTGCTGGGTGGTCAACGCCACTCGCTTCCTCCACGATTAGGTCAGATAGTTTTGTTGATTTCGGCATGTGAAATTCTCTCTTTGACGAGTTGCCCAACATTAACGCAATCACCGGCGATCTCATTGTAGGTTTGGCGAGTTTGTTGACTGGTCAATGTTTTGTGTTTTTTGGGGCTGTTTTTGAGTATTCAAAAATGATGCCTGACCTGCGCTTTTGTAAGTTTCTTATTTAGATGTTGCATTGTTAGGCATTAGCACCTATCTTGGAGGTATGGAAACAACGAAGGAGATCAACCAAATGGAAACCAACTCTTACACCAAAACATGCGACCTTGAACTCGCTGAACAAATTGCCAGAAAAGCAGATCGTATCAACAAGCGTGCAGAGCGCAACGATCTCAACGGACGCATCACAGTCACGACTGAGAATGCTCCTTCACGCTACACACCAGTCACATTGCTAATCAACAACGGATACGGAAACCAACTCGTGACCGCCACAGACTTCGCTGGGAACATCAGAATGAAAGAAGTTCCCATGGTTCACCTCACCGTTGAGATCTCAGGCGTGTTCACGATCGGCGATTACACACCAGTCGCTCTCGTTGAGTTCATCTTCAGTGAAGATGGAGAACCAGAGTCAATCATCAAATCAGTTGGAGATGTCCAAGTCCTCCGTGACGTTCACCCTTCCGACTGCGATCACTGTCACGCTCACCGCAACCGGAACTCCATCTGGGTTGTCGCTAACGAAGCCGGAGAACAATTCCACGTTGGCTCCACATGTGTTGCTGACTTCCTCGGAATTGATGACATGTACGTCATCAAGGAATGGCAAACAATGATCGTCAGCGGTCTTGAAGATCACAGAAACGAATTGGAAGATGACGAGCAAACTCGCAAAGGACAAAGACTCATGGAAGGTGAGGCTTATCTTGTCAAGACTGTTCTTGAAAGCATTTACGCAACGATGGTTCAAGGCAAGTATGTCAGCGCCAAGAACGCCACAGCAGAAACACTCTCCACCAAACAACTCGTAGAAGATTCAGGATCAGATCTCGTGAAACTAATCAAAGGCAAAGTTGACCACGAAATGATGATCTCCTTCGCAGTTGAAGCGATCAACTACTGGAAGAACATTGAAGTCACCAACGACTTTGAAGCCAACCTCAACAAGATCGCTCGCAACGCTGAAGGA